CCCGGTATGTAATTCACATAAATGCGCATACACTTTAGGTGTAAACGTTTCGTTCTCACTTGCCATCAGTAAATCATCTCCATAAGACACCAATTCGCAATCCTCGAAGAAATTTCCTTGAGCATCATGTTGATAATAAATATACATTGATATAAACAATGTACACAAAGAATTATCTTCCGCAGTAGCATATTTTCCAGACGGTTGCAACCCTGGAAGGGAAAAGAGGTCATTAATCATATACACCATCGGGTGTAACAAATCGGTTAGTAACCCATGAACCATAACCATTGCTTCGTCATTGTACCCCTTTGCACGCAAAAAACGACAAATCAAGCTGTTCACATGATACTTGACTTCATATGGCATGGACACATCATACCCACTAAAGTCCCCTTCAATAACTCTATCGCGATATTTCTGGAATTTTCGTGGAATCTTGGCAGCCTGTGTATGCATGTTAATTCCAATCGCCGTCATGAATAAGTCCCCATGTTCCACTACAAGCGTATAGAAGGGAGCAAGAAACATGCGTTGCACAATGAGAAATGATAGTGGCGTAGAATAAAAGATTCTTGTTGCACCTTTGTTCACGCGCGACTGTTCGCGCGGTTCATCCTTAAGAGTTGCCTTAAACACTGGCCCATATGACTTACGCTCACTATAACATTGAACTATCTGTAAGATTTCTTCGCGCACTCGATAATCCACTTCATCGTACACTTCATTGATCTCATCTTCATACCGCGTAGTATAATCTTTTTTAGAACCTGGAGTCCCAAAACCAGCGGCTTTGGACATGTCCATTCTTCGCAAAAATTCGTCATAAGCGGCTCCATTCACAGCAGTCTCCACATCTAACGGTTGCAAAACAACGTCCAATGCGGAGATCCGATCATAAATTTCGTTTTCAATTCTCTTGCATAATTGCAAATCCAAGGGGCGACGTGGTTTGTTCATCTTCCGCAATGTCATGTTATACGGAGAAATGTACTCTCCTTGCCCATTTATAAATGGCTTCATGATTGGGATCGCATACTCATTTTCGCGTTGCCCAAAATGTCTCGTCAATATCTGCAATGATTCCTTACACTTGGATTTCTCCAGGCGTGAACGCTGATTGACCAAGGCTGGCCCAAGACTTCCATAATACTCAAGATTTGGGAGATGCTCATAGCGAAAAGGAGATTTAGCACATGGTTCTCCTAATCCCTCCGGCAAGTCAGGTTCGCTGTAAATAATCAACGTTTGAGTCTCCACCTCTGTCAATGCGCTTTCAATTTTCCCGCGTGTAACTACGATACCATAGGCTGCATCAGTTGATACAGAACCCGCGGAGTGTATGCCTACAATACAGCACCCACTGTCACGCTGAGCGACAATTGGCAAACCACACTTTCCTTTAGAGTGATTATCCCACTCATATTGTATGGCAGGTTCAAACTCCATCTGTCCAAAAAAACTGTTTTTTACTTCTAGGACGCCCTTATGAGATGTGATAGTAATAGGACTTCCAAGTATCATTCCGT